CATATATGGTTGACGGTGTTACCAGCGCAGGTATCGATTACTCAGTTGGTGATCTGATAGTTATATCTGGTGATCAGTTGGGTGGAACTACTCCTACTAATGACTTAACATTGACAGTAACTGAATTGGATTCAACTGCAGTAGCTGGAGTTGGTCCAATCATGAACAGCAATGGCGTAGTTGGTGTAGCAATGGTTTCAGGTGCTCCTAACTTGGGTTACTACCTGGGTGCAAGTAATTGGAACAGAATCTCATATACTGCTAACGAAGGCGCCCCTGCAAAAGCACCATTGAATAAAACCAATTGGTTCTATAGCGTAATAGATCAAGTAGATATCATGATCCAAAAGCAAGGTGCTTGGATAGGCTATCGCACCACTGCATATGACAACCAAGGAAACCCGATCTCAAGTGGACTTAACAGCACTGACAGCGCCGGCCCAATAATTGCAACAGATGCACCAACTGTGCAGTCAGATGGCGTTTCTGCACTAGCTTACGGTGACTTATGGTTAGATTCAAACGATTTAGAAAACTATCCAGCACTATATCGCTGGCAGTCGTCAGATGGAATAGATACTTGGGTGAAAATTGATGTAACTGATCAAACTACCAATGACGGTATCTTATTTGCAGACGCTCGTTGGGGTAGTACTAGCGATATCGATCCAGCAAATGATCCTATTCCAAGCATTGCTAGCCTGCTGGTAAGCAACTATTTGGATTTAGATGCTCCTGCTGCAGGATTGTACCCACAGGGTATGTTGTTGTTCAACACACGCCGTTCGGGGTACAATGTCAAGCAATACAGAACCAATTACTTTACTGCAGCAAATTTCCCAGATCAATCGCTGCCTATCATGATTGATGCATGGGTATCTGCCAGTGGACTAAAGACTGATGGAAGTCCATATATGGGTCGCAAGGCTCAACGTCACATGGTAACAGTGGCAATGAAATCAGCAATTTCAACTAACATGGCGATTCGTGAAGAAGACACATTCATGAACCTAATGGCATGCCCAGGTTATCCTGAGCTGCAACCTGAAATGGTTGGCTTAAACAACGAGAGAAATAACACTGCCTACATCATTGGTGATACTCCACTAAGATTATCTGATCAGGCATCTGATTTGTTAGCTTGGGCCAACAACACAGTTGGTGCTGCCGGATCAGGTGAAGATGGTTTGGTTACACGTGATGAGTACATGGGCTTATTCTATCCAAGTGGTATCGCCACAGAACCCGGCGGAACAAGTGTAGTAGTGCCAGCGAGTCACATGATGCTGCGTACATTCTTACGTAATGACAGAATCGCTTATCCTTGGTTAGCAGCAGCTGGTACTCGTCGTGGTACTATCGACAACGCCACTAGTATTGGTTACATTGATGCATTGACTGGTGAATTCCAATCAGTGAAGAATCGTAATGCAATTCGTGACGTTCTGTACACCAATCAAATCAATCCATTGGCATCATTCACTGGTATTGGCTTATTGAACTATGGTAACAAGAACAGTAAAGCCACTAGTAGTGCATTGGATCGTACAAATGTGGCGCGCCTGATTTGCTATATCCGCGAAAGATTACAGTCAATCACTCGTCCGTTCATATTTGAACCCAATGATGCACTGACACGCAGTCAGATAGCAGCAGTGGTACAAACTCTGTTTGTTGATTTAGTTAGCAAACGCGGTTTATATGATTACTTGGTAGTATGTGATGGATCTAACAACACTCCTGCTGTCATTGACAGAAATGAGTTGCACATTGACATTGCAATTGAACCAACAAAAGCAGCAGAATTTATCTATATTCCAGTTCGTGTGTTGAACACAGGTGGAATCGCAGCATTATCTGGACAATAAATTGTTCAGAACCTGAGCATAAATTCATAGATAAATAATATTAAGGAGATTTAAACATGGCAACAGCATCACAATCATTGTTCAATATGACCGTAGGGGCGGATAATACAGCTAGTTCTCAAGGTCTGTTGATGCCCAAGCTACAATATCGTTTTAGAGCATTGTTTTTAAACTTTGGGGTAGGTGGTTCTACCCAAGAGTTAACCAAACAAGTAATGGATGTCACTCGTCCTTCAGTGAGTTTCTCTGAAATTCCAATTGACATCTACAACAGTAAAATGTATTTGGCAGGTAAACATGAATGGGCAGCTACTACTATCAACTTGCGTGATGACGCATCTGGTAGCGTAGCCAAATTGGTAGGTCAGCAATTGCAGAAACAAATGGACTTTGTTGAGCAAGCCAGTGCTGCTACTGGACAAGACTATAAGTTTCAGGTAAACTACGAAGTTCTAGACGGTGGTAATGGTACATTAACACCCAACGTACTAGAAACATGGGAACTATATGGTTGCTTCTTGCAGTCAGTGAACTATAACAACTTGAACTACGGTTCAAGTGAAATGGCCACTATGCAGTTGGCAATTAGATTCGACAACGCAATCCAATCACCATTAAGTTCAGGTGTTGGCGTACAAGTTGGTCGTGCATTCGGTGGTACTACAGTAACTGGTATCGGCGGCGGAAGATAATTCTCAATGGCCGGATTTATCGAGAATCTATTAGGAGATTCAGTAGGTAGAACGTTGAGTGGAGTTGCCAAAGGGTTCTTTGGCAACGACTACCTGCGCGATTTTCAACATGCGTCAAAGACATTTAGAACTGACAGTTATTCATATAGTCCTAAATTTAAGTTTTTATTTCATGTATACTTTGATATAAACACCAATCTAATCGATCCCACTAACGCAGCATTTCCTGTTGACAACCAATTTGGATTGGCAGTAAAAACAATTCAATTGCCAGCCTTCACGTTTGATACTCACACTATGAATCAGTACAATAGAAAGCGTATTGTACAAACTAAAATCAAGTATGATGACATCAACATTACGTTTCATGATGACAATGCCAACTTGATCAGACAACTATGGTATAACTATTACACTTACTATTATAAAGATGCCACTAAAGTGGGAATGGATTCCAGCCGTCAAGTGAGTCGTGGTCCAGAAAAAATAGATTACAATAAAAGAAATATATATGATTATGATATGGAATCAGTTGATTGGGGTTACATAGGCGAAAGCGCGGCAGATCAACGATCTCAGTTGGCTGGCTCATTGAGTATGAGTAAAGTGCCGTTTTTTAAATCAATCAGAATACATGGATTTAACCAGCACAATGTATCGATGTACACGTTGATAAATCCAATGATAACTGGTTTTAAGCATGACACCTACAGTTACAGTGAAGCAGGTGGTACAATGGAAAATAGCATGACCATTGGGTATGAAACTGTCAAGTATGCAGCAGGCGCGATTGATGGTCGAGATCCCAGCTTGGATGATTTTGCAAATCCTGCACACTATGATAAAACAGTGAGTCCTATAGCACGTGCCGGCGCCAATGGTACTATATTGGGGCAGGGCGGCCTAGTTGATGGAGTTGATTCAATTGTCAGTGACTTGGCCAGTGGCAACATTCTGGGTGCAGTTCAAACCGCAGGCAGAACAGCCAACACCTTTAAATCAGGTGGTTTACTCAATGCAGTAAAAGGTGATTTGTTGGGTGGAGTATCAGATGCAGCCAGAGGCACTCCCAATAGAAACAGTGCATTTAATTTCCCAGTGTATAACGGCACCAAATAAATACAACATACACTTGGGGTAACACAATGAGTAAAACACTAGACAGCGCACCAACCACCAATCAGGACAGTGACACCAGACAATTTGAGCAGGCTTTTGACAACACCGTACCTATTGGTGCTGCTGAGTATGACGTAGTTCGCAGCTACTTTATAAGCGTGAGTGACAGCAATACTATTGCCACTAACTTTACAATTTTTTTGTTCAGAATAGCAGACATGACTGGTTACCATGTGTTAACGCTGCTGGATGAGATCAAGGGCAAGAGTGGCCTAGAAATGAATGCTATCATGGCCTACTATCTTAACAGTATAAAATCAAAGGCTACACTATATGGTGTAAGCTCAGCACCTCAACCAAATCAAGCAATTCAACGAAACATAGTGATATAATGTCACGCTTTGCGCAGGGAATATACGAAGTGAAAAACACTGAAAAGTATTTGGGCAACCACAAGCCCAGATTCAGATCAGGTTGGGAACTCACATTCATGACATTCCTTGACAACAATCCCAATGTGTTAAACTGGGCCAGTGAGTCTATTAAAATACCCTATCGTAATCCGCTTACAGGCAAAATTGCAAATTACATTCCCGACTTTGTGGTAGTGTATCAAAACAAATATGGAAGTAAAATAGCTGAAGTAGTGGAGATCAAGCCAAAAAAACAAAGTATCATTGAAAGTAAAAAGGCCAGTGTGTCTGACCGAGCAGTGGTGGCAGTAAATCATGCCAAATGGCAAGCAGCCCATGCATATTGTAAGAGTCAGGGATTGGTGTTTAGAGTAATAACTGAAGACGACATTTTTTATAATGGTAAAAAAAAGTAAATAAATACTACTATATAGGAGTAGTATGACAAAGAAACTTTCAGAATTGTTTGAATTGCCAGAAGATATTGCACCAC